CTTTCCACTGCTAATAAACGTTCGTGGTAACGACTCACCTTATCAGCAAGGGTAGCTATAGCCTTCAATACTTCTTGATTTTCCATAATATCTCCTTGATTTATAATTTTTGGGTGAGATCTAATTTAAACATGTGTACAGAATATATCAAGTAATCTTTTATAAATTGTTTTCTTGACAGGAAATTCATGTTATGAAAGGTGCATAAAAAAGAATGAAATCACGAACAAACGTTTTTGGAAGAATTATTAAAAGGTATGATATGCCTTTAGAAGCTATTGATGATTTAAATAATAAATACGAAGAGCATAAAGAAACACTAGGTTCTTTTGGTCCAAGATTAGCAGGAAGATTAGATTCGGAATTAGAATTTACACATCATATTAGTAAAACTATAATAGCTAAACATATAGTTGATTGCATGAATGATTATATTGAAACATTAGATAAAGTAAATTTATTTAAAGGAAATAAAAAATTAGAAATTTTAAGTTGTTGGATAAACGATATGACGGAAGGTGAATACAATCCTCCTCACACTCATCACGATAACACTGGTTGGTCTAGTGTTATGTTTTTAAAAATACCAGAATTTATTAATGACGTAAAAGACCCACATAAATTTAGAGATGGACAATTAGGTTTTACAGACGTCAATGGTACAAACATGACATGGATGGAACCTGAAGTGGGTCATTTCTACATATTTGAAGCACGTCATCAGCATTGTGTGATGCCATTTAAAACTAAAATAAAAGGACAGATAAGAAGATCAATGTCTTTTAATTTTATACAACAGATTGAAGAGATGCCTAATGTTAAATAAAAAAATTACTTTCTGTGCAACAGATAATAACATGGTTGATATTTGGCCTCATCCAAAACCAGCAACTCGTTTCATCCCTGAAGAATATAAAAAATTGGAAAGACATACAAAAAATAATTTACATCAACCTACAATAAAAACATGTGTGCCTTTTTTAGACGCTATGACTTCAGGTTATATTATACCTTTTGATCAAGATTATATTGTTGATCCTGTTGAAGATGACTTTACTGTTGTTCCTGCAAACAAAGAACAAAGTGATTTTGGTTTTCATAATTCTACTCAATTACCTGATTCTTGGAAAAAAATATCAGGTAAAAATGCAGGTAAATTTCACAATAAATGGTTAATTAAAACACCACCTGGCTACAGTTGTTTATTTGTAAAACCAATTAATAGATTAGAACCTCGTTTTGAAATTATATCAGGTGTTGTTGATACAGATGTATATATAAATACAATTCATTTTCCTTTTATTTTACATAAAAGAGATGAACAGTTTTTAATTAAAAAAGGAGATGCTATGGTTCAAGTAATTCCTTTTAAACGAGAACCTTGGAAAGCATGGTCTGGTTTTTATCATGAAAAAGAACACGGTAAAACTCTTAACACTTTACTTAGTAAATGGATGGATAGATATAAAACAATGTTTTGGAAGAAAAAATCATGGAAATAAAACAATTTGTAAAAAGATATGATAATATGATAGATCACGATCTTTGTGATAAAATTGTCAATACTGTAAATTTTAAAGAATTTGAAATTGCTACTGTTGGTGATAAAGGTCAAAACAAAGAAATAAGAAATTGTTATACAAAAAACATAGCAAAAGAATTTGATAATGATATTTTTAATATAGTTTCCTCTGCTTTAGATAAATATTGTTCTGATTTTAAATGGTGTAATTTTGGTGTTGCAATTGAAGACACAGGATACAATCATTTATTATATAAAGGAGCTGAGGGAGGTGAATATAAAATGCATGTTGATCACATGGATTTGTATCCAAGAGTTTTAAGCTGTTCATTAATTTTAAATGATAATTATGACGGAGGCGATTTTGTTTTCTTTGATGAAGAATATTTAATAGAAAAAAAGAAAGGAAGTATTGTAATGTTTCCTAGTAATTTTTGTTTTCCTCATGCTGTTACACCAGTTTCAAATGGTGATAGACACGCAATAATAACATGGATTCATTAGAAATTAATAAGTATAAATATGTCAAAAACATGTTGTCTAATGACATGGTTGAATATCTTTCATCATACAGTGTTAAAAAAGCTTTAAGAAAAGAAAATTTTTATGATGAACAAGTTGGTTCTCTGTCAACATCTTTTCATTCAAGTGAATCAGAAGTATATCATCATCTTCTTCACCATCTACTTCCAATTATGGAAAAACAAACAAATTTAAAATTAAAACCTATTTATTGTTTTAATAGAATATATCTTCCAGGATCTGATTTAAAAAGACACACGGATAGAGGTGCTTGTGAAATAAGTGCATCTATTTCTCTTGCTCATTCTTACAAAAATGAAGAGTATAAATGGCCTTTATATATGGGTGAAAATTCTGTTTTTATTAAAAAAGGAGATGGTGTTATTTACAAAGGGTGTGAAATTGAACATTGGAGACCCACTTTTCATCAACCCGAAGGATCATGGCATCATCAATTATTTGTTCATTATGTTAATTTAAACGGTCCAAATGCAAAAATAGAAGAAGAAAAAGTTTTAGATCTTAGACCAAGAGTTAATATTTACGAGTGATTTGAATCGTAATCAACCCAAGTCTTGCCAACAGCATTAGTAGTTCCATTCGTTATATCAGCAGCTAAAGCATTTTCATAAGCTGTTATAGCAGCTTGAATTTGACCTTTTCGTGTTTCTGCCCAAGTAAGTAAATCAGCTATTGTTGTTGATCCAACAGCATCACTTGTAGCATTTAAATCAGTATTACCTGTCATCATTCCAGTAGAAGCATCTTTGCTTTGAATTTCGTTTTGACCAGCTAAATTGTTCCAAATAACTGCATGAACAGTGTTTGGACACCATCCAGCTTGCCAAGCATTTCCTTTATCTGCCCAATCAATTCCAAAAGAATTATCTATTAAGATTCTATCTTCGTTAGTTATTACTATTTGCGTTGCCATCAATATCTCCTAATGCTTTATAATGTAGTTAACCACCACAAAAGGTGAGAATGAGTTTGTTCCTGCCGCTGTAACATCCCCAGTTAAACTTGTTGTAATATTACCTGTTAAACTACCTGATAAAGTATGTGCGTGGTTATGACCACTTCCTGAACCAGTGTTGCCTGTGTTTCCAGGGGAAGGTGGAGCACCGTGATTTGCAGAACCCCCTGGTGGGAATGATCCACTTGAGTTTTGGGTTGTACTTGCGTTAAAATTGTGAGAGTGACTTGCTAATTGAGCTGAAGTTAAAGAAGTATTACTAATACTTCCTGTTATAGTTACAGCTTGGTTTGTAGCATTAGTTGCAGCTTGGTTATTAGTTACAGCAACTGTAACTGTATTTGCTCCGCCTGTACCTGCTAAGTTGTATGTGTTACCATCATAACCTTGTGGCATTTTACCTTGAAGGTTAGGAACGTTAAAAGTTGTTGATCCGTCACCAGAGCCATAAGTTGTAGAAACTACAGCAAATAAATCTGCATAAGTCGATCTTGATACAGCCGAACCGTCACATAATAAGTAACCTGCTGGAGCCGTAGATTTAGTCCAAGGCTTAATTGCGCCTACTTCACTTCTGTTTACTATATCTTGTAAGTTAGCCATAATTAATCGTTATACTTTAATAACCAACCATTGTCACTGTCATAAAACACCAACGATATGCCAGCTCGGTTAGTTGAAATTGTTAAATCTGCTGCAGTCCCTTGAATCTTTTGACTGTTTCTTCCAACAGTAATATTGTTTGTAGCTGCTGTGCCATGTGAATCAATAATTTTTACTTGATTTCCAATTGAAGGAGAAGCAGGTAAAGTTATTGTTACTGCACCACCAGATGTGTCTACAAATAAATTATCACCGTCTGATGCTGTATAGTTTCCTGACTTGTCTTGCCAAGCTTCACCTAAACCAGCTAAAGAAAAAATATCATACCAGTTAGTACCATCAGTAGCCACCATTCTGTATTTACCATTTGTAACAGTAAGAGTGTTTCCTGTAGCACCTAGTCTAGCAGATATATCAGCGCCACCAGAAATGTTGTTATAAATTCCGTAAGTTTTTTGTGTTTCAGGAAATTGAATTGTGTGAGTTGTAGAAACTGTTCCTGTAAAAATTAATTGATTTTGTCTAGCTTCGTTGTTTGCTTGAGATTGTGGACCATCGCCGTTTGTTAGCGTTGTTTCAGTCCCTGTGGTAATTGCTTTAGAATAAACACCAGCAATAGAATATTCAAAAACTTGAGAAAAGTTATTGTTCGTAATGGTACCCCAAGTACCCGAATTCTCTCCCGATGTTTGTAGCTCTATTCGTAAGCCAGTTGAATAAGTTGAACTCATTTAATCTCCTAATAAAGTTTTAGTTATTATTTTAAAGTTTGTCAAAACTTTTATGCGGCTTGGTGAACTTCTGTCCAACTTATATCCGAGTTAGAATCATCTACAACTGACCAAAAGGTCCCTTGTAAATTCCCTGTACTACTTGTAGCAGAAACTCCAGTCGGTGTAAAGCTAACATCTGTGCGAATATTCAATACTCCTGTGCTAGATGTTAAGGCAACGCTAGGTGCTTCATAGCTAGTTTCTTGAGTTTCGTCTCCCAAAGAAAGAGTCATTCCTAGTCCAGTAGGGGACACATTTGCTCCAGCAGTTGGTGTTACATCGGTAAGACTAAAGTTCAAAACATTACCTGATACAGTTACGGGAGCAGATCCTGAAACAGTTTCTGCACCGAGACTACCAGTCATAGAAACGCCCGTAGCAGTTACATTACAATCCCCAGTAACAGTTTCTGTGCCAAGACTTGCTGATAAAGCATTTCCTGAAGGAAAAGCTGTTTTACCAATTGCAATCGATACAGTTCCCACAAGTGCATCCATTTCTGGTTCACTTGCGGCTACAATGGTTAATTGTGAATCTCCTGATATGGAGAATGTTCCTATTGATGATGTTGAGCTAACACCTGTAACAAAGATTGATGTGCCTGGAGTAT